GTATTAGGAATTAAGATGACAGGATGCTTCATCCCATTGCTGAGTACATCCTGTCGGAGTTGGGCATACCCATCCTGTTCCTTTCTATGAGAAACAGGACAGAATATATCCGTAGTATGAATCATTGCTGGTTCATACTGTTTTTCAATTAATTCAAAGTCTATAAATAATTTTGCTGTTATCACTTTCCAAATGCTCTTCCTGCTTCACTGATTCCAAAACTTCCTAGTGTAATCACTACGAGGCTTGTGAATATGGTGTCACTAATTACTAAGTCCTGTCCCCAGAACGCCGTTACTAAGTCACACCCAGCGAAAACAATAAGCATAAAGAATGCGATAAAGCCAATTATAGCCTTCTCATTAACATCATTGTCGTCAAGAAATAAGTCCATAAACTTTCGTTTAGGAGGTGCAAGTCTTTTCTTAGCTGCTGCAGCCTCGAGTTGCATTTCTTTTATCATATCTTCAGACTTGTCTAACTTCTCTATGAGAGCCATATACTTGTCTAAATCTATTTCGACTTCATTTCGTGAATTATCACTTCCTTCTGCCATAGTAATCTCCTATGGTTTCCAGTTATACCAATTCTTCCTATAATATGGGTTACCTTCACTTCGGTCCTGAAAGTGAAAGCTAATTGATATTCGTGGGCTTAGAGTATCCACTCTATGATACTTACCTTTCGGTATGTAAAGTAAGTCGCCATCATCTAAATCTACTACTTCTTCCAAAGTAGCATCTTCCCAGCGACCTCCCTTTTCTGCAAACTCCTCATAAATGTACCAGCGTATTTTACCAGATACATGAAATAAAAAGTTGTCAGTAGAATCTGCATGAATGGGAAAGCACTTAGCATCTTCCTGCTTACTGCAGTAAATGTTTGCTTGACCAACACCGTAATGTTTTTCAAACTCTTGACATTGCTTCCACATAGTTTCACTTAAGAACTCACTAAGTGTGAGTATGAAACTACTTCCATTATTCCACAGATTCCAAAGTTCTGTGCGTGTCTTTTTAGTCTTGTCTTTTTTCTTACACCACTTCTTTCCGTCAGGCAACACTACCTGTAGCTGTGGTGTTCTATCCCAAGTTCCTATACTTATCTGATTGAGATAGTTATCTAGTTCTTCCCAACTAAAATGTTTTACAAACGGATTATCTTTCCGTTTGATGTAAAAATGTTTCTTCCCCTTGTATTTTAAGTGAAACTCATCAACCCCGATGGGATGAATTAGTTCTTCAAATCTCACTTAACTTCTCCAATGTTTTCAACTCCCTACTATACTTCCAATACACCTCCATTATGTCTTGTCGTTTATGACTAGCTTTTGCATGAGGAGAGTACTTCGGATGCCAAGGTTGATAGCTTAACGCTGTCAAATGCACTTGCCATATTTCTTCTAAGGCTAACTGTTCTTTATCATCCATTGGGTATGGTTTTTTGTATGGAAATGCTGTATCAGCACCATCAAATGAGTTCCATCTTGCATCTAGTTCCTGCACTATCTCTTTTGATTTCTCTTTGAAGGGAGAACCTATACCTGCCATGAAATCCCATTTATATGTTGTAGGCCACTTTGCTTGTTCTTTTATAGGGTGTATGTATTCTTTTGCTTTTTCACAATCTATCAACATGACACTATCACACCACCAACCTCTTTCGTGGTCAGTGCCTTTAAATTTATCTGAATTCATTTGTAGTGCATCCCAGACCATTCCAAATGGTTTACCTTTTAAGTCTGTTCTCCAAAGATGTTGTATATCTCTAAAGTTTATCATATCGCAGTCAGTATACAAGGCTCTTCCTTTAAAATTACACATCTCTGGTATTGCATATCTAAAACAAGTAAATGGTGTTCCCCATCCTTGTCTTGTCCAATCAGGGAACATACTTGGTCTAAGCCAAGTGACTTCTACAGGGTGGTCAGTATTTCTTAGTATACTGTATAGATATATTTGCTCTGGGTGTCTATCAAAAGTTTCACTTGTTCCAACAAATAAACGAATTGGTTCGTTATCCCAGTTATCTCTTTTAAATTGTGGAGTTATCTCCCAATCTTCTTCACTTATCATAGTGTGTGACATGAACTATTATATCCCCCTCTTTTAAATGTGCGTTGTAGTTCCATAGATTTCCAACTGATATATGACCACCTTTTCTTACTATTTTATGGTCGAGTTTTCTACTTGCCCAAGGAAATAGTTTGTAATCATTTACTTCTAGTGTATTGAGCAATCTTACTGGGTCTTTACCTAAGATAAAATCAATATCTCCCTTAATTACGAAGGTCTGTTGTCTACAAGCTGGGTGATTAGGTATCATAATACCCTTTTCTGTTCCTTTGACTATCATTATTTTTGCTATTTGTTCTTTGAAAGTTCCTGTAATCATGATGTCTTCCATTACAGTGTTACCATGCTCTCTCCAGTATGGAAAAGTGCAGTTGTATGTTTCTATATCGTTAAACTTAGTTCCTGAAAAATCATGCCACATTAAATAGGAATCACAGAAAGGAAACTGACTATCTCTTTGTCCGTCCATCCACTCTATTACTTCATTTGCTAAATCAATGATACTCTGTGCTACCATACTTTAGTTTCTCCTCGTATAAAACATACTAATACATCTCTCAATCCTGATTCTAGTGGTTTGCTTTCGTGCATATGAAATGATGTAAATATTGTTAAACTTCCTTTATTCTTCATACTTTTAAATTTGTGTCTAAACTCGTTAGGGGGTGTTAGCTCTCCTCCGAGTATATCTTTTTGTCTAAATGATTCTGCAATCTCTAAATCTCCACCTGTATATCCATCAGTCAATTGCACACTAATACTTATTTTTCTCATTGACCTTCTGAGATGAATGTGATTTAACATTGGTCTACAGTCTCTGTGTGCAGTAAAAAATTGTCCTTTCTTTTTGTATCTTACTATGTTAAACTCATGATGTTCTGAATCAATAGGGTATAGGTCAAACTGGTATGTTTTGTCATTGTACATACTGATTGCTTGATTGAGCTTTTCTCCTAACCACTTAGGTATAGTTGCTCCACTAAGTTTATCACAATCTCTTATAGACTTGTCTAATCCTCTGTATCTGGTTATTGCTGGTTTAAATTCTTTTGTTTGGTGGGAATAAAAGTCGTTAATCTCTGTGTCAGACAGGAAGTTTTCTATGTGTCCACATAGGTCTGATAAGTTATTTTTGTCTTGACTGAGTATTAAGTTCATCTTTTATCATTTTTTTGATGTTATTCATATGTTCTTCGTATGAATCAAATTCACACAATTCTTTTGGTGGGTGGCAATCTTTTTCTAATGAGATTATCCTATCCTCTAATTCTTCTAGCCACTCTTCGTTTTCTTCAAATCGTGCCTGTGCTGGTTCGTTCTTGTCAAACCATTTTGAGTGTTGCTCCATGTCTCTCTTCCACATGAGCATTGTAAATAAATTTTTAAACATGGATTGTTTCTATGAACTCTATAAATTGCTTTACAGATTCATGATATTTTCCGTCTATTGATAGGTCAAATATTACTCTAGGGTGGCTACCTAAGTTTCTATCACTCATCCATGTAGTGTTGCCGTCTAAATAACCAGTAATACAAGTCCAGTTTTTAGTAGTTTCTGGGTTATGGTTATCCTCTATTTTTGTTCTTTTACCATCTTTAATGTAATTTGTAAATCCAACTCCACTATTGTGTATGAATCTAACAAAGTATCTAGGCTTATTGCCTCCATTATGCCATGCTGTCCAGCCTGTTTCTGGAACTTGGAATACCATACTATCCCAATACCATGACTTATTATCAGTTAATTGTTTTACTGAGCCTATAAAAGCATTGGTTCTATCTTTATAATTCCTACTAACTGCTCTGCCAGCATAATCTAAATTATTACTTTTCTTAGGATAACCACTATTGTTTTCATCATCCATGCACTCTTTAAGGTCTGCTGCTGTTGTCTTTGGTAGTGGAGTATGTTGCCACTGATGGGGCAATCTTAAAAAGTCCTCTGCTATTAAATCTAGTCTTTGTATTATCTGATGTTCTCTAATCTGTACTTGCTTCATTGGTTGTTACTTCACGATAGTATATTACTACCTCTTTGAGTTCACGAATGTATCGTTTTAACTCTTGTGTGTTGTATGCCATGAGTTCATAATCAGGAACTGACATAGCGAAAAACACCACTTGTCCTTGGTCTTTCTCTACTCTTGCTAAAAACTCTTCCAAGTTCTTATCACTAACCACATACCAATATGGGTCTTTTAAATCTATCTCTCTTGGGAGAACGGGTTGTGCTATCTGCCTTTCTATAGGCTTGGCACTAACCTCTAATGTCTTCGTTGGTAACAGGCTGCACGATGATACTATCATCAGCAGCATCGATGTCACGGCTATCTTGTTCAATTCCATCAAATACCTCTTTCGTTGCTTTGTTAGCTCTAGTCTCGATTAGACCAGGCTTTGCTGCGGCTAACTTCGTTAAGTTGTGCCTTTTAAATATATCTAAATAACGATTCATTTCTAACTCGATTTCGTTATTCTTACTTTGTAATCCTGTTAATGCTTTTGTTTGTTTTGCAAAATCATTTTGTAGTGAGCTTATTGCTTCTTCTTGTAGTTGGACAGCTCCTTCCAACTTTGCATTGTTTGCTACTAAGGTTGTGTTCTCATTCCATAACCAATAGGTGCTTAAACCTAAGGCTAGTATGATTGCTAGGAGAAACTGATACATAATAGTCCTCCAATGATTAGTCCTTTACCAAAGCATATCCAATACATTTGATATAAACTAAGTTCATACTTTACTTTTATATTGTTTATGAACTTCATGTGTTTGAGTTTAAGTTTTTCTATCATAACTGCTCTATCCTATAGTTTAATCCTTCTGCTCCTCGGATTTCAACTACTTCCTTGTCCTCGGTGAGGAAACTAAGGTATTTATCTTGTTTTTTGTAAAATTTGCGAACTATATAAGTTGAATCGTCAGCGTCTCCCCATGTGTGATTATAACTAACACTTAACTTATATCTTGGCGAGAAATAGTACTTTATTTGTAACCAAATTTCTTTTAAGTCCATTCCTTTCCCTCGAACAGGTTTGCCTCTGCTTCTCTACGGCGAATAAGTCCTTCAAGAACCTTACCACCTGCTTTATTCCATCTCTTCATTTGAGCTGGTACTTCTTCATACTCACCTCGATTTAACACTTTCAACATAGTTGAGGCGTTGAGGTTTCCATTTCCTAGATTGAATGTCCAGCTAACGAGTGCGTCAAATTGGTCTTGTGATAGTGGAGCTGTGACAGCTGCATTTACATAGTCTTCATACTCTACTATCTCTCCATCAAGGAGTTCGTCAGCATACGACTGACTTATAGTCATACCTTCTACTGCTGTTTTAATATGACCATATCCTATAGTCCATACGCCAGCAGCACATTTATATGCTTCTAGTTCACACCCTTCAAAGTGTTTTCTCTTCCAGATCGGAAG